ATAGATCCCTTGTTCCATGCAATGATACCCTGTTGCATCCACTTGGGTAAGTTCTCATATGCAATCTGTAATCTACCGAGTAGATCTCTTGCAGTCTGAGCTTTGTTTGCAAGTATACCTATAGTTACACTATCATTGAAGATGGCATAGTGTAAGAGGTATGATACCACAGTCGTTGACTTACCTGACTGTCTAGGCATCTTACAAATATTAAATCTGTTATTATGGAAATTATTAACTAACTTTTCTTGAAAGTCATACATCTTGAAAGGCACTAGACCTTCATCCAAGTTGATGATCTTTACATACTTCTGTGCAAAATATACAGGGTCTTGAGCACATTTTAGAAACTCAGTAACTTGTTTCTTTGTAAAGTTCTGAGCAACATTCGCTTTTTTTAGATTAGGGTTTCCAAGGTATTGTTCATGCTGTACCATGATCTATCAGGGGTCAATTACTAATAAAGGCTTTGTTGGGTCTTTATCACTAGGCATAAAATAAATTACTTTAGCGCCTGGATATATTTTCTCCAATTCAAATTGAACATTCTTCTTCAATGGCCTTGCCCTTTGAGGAAAAAACATTTGAAGCATTTTGGTCTGTCCTCTGAATATAAAAGTTATGGTATATGTCGCACCATACTTATTCAGTCTATCCCAATTTTCTTCTCTTAGTGTTCTGAATCTTTTCATATTATTATTTATTCTTCTTCATAGTGTCTTTCAACATCTTTTGCAAATCAGATGTGCTTCCCACAAACAAAGAATTATTAGTGACATTAGTTGTTTTACTGTCTTTTACTTCATCAATATCTTTCATTTTCTTTTGTAGATCTATGAGTTTGTCTGCTGTGTCTGCAACGTGTTTAATAAGTTGACCAGCAACCTCATATGCTCTTGCAGAATCAGATTGTTGTGCAACATCTAATGCACCATCCACTGCCTCTTGACCCTTTTCTACTAAGGAATATAACTGAGCTCTACTATATTCATAGTCTTTTGTGACATCTTCTTTACCAGACTTTATATTTTTAGGATTAGTTTTTGTAGGTTTATTGACAGGAGCCTTCATAATCTCAGCACCTCTATCGATGTCGAGACTATCATCTATCTCATCAAATGTTTCGTCTTCAATCATAAGTCAGAATCCCTCCCTTGACTACTACTCCATATGTTACCATCACCAAAATCAGTGCGAGTTACACCGAATCCAAAGTCATCACCCTCAATAATTTGAGTGTCATCCTGTACAGTAATTCGATGTACGAACACATCAGTATCATGTGGTTTAACAATGCTTCCATATTGGGCTCTCTTCACTTTTATTCTATTACCTGTTATAGAACTAATTAACATTTTCTCTTCATCTATCTGAATATAATCGCCCTTTCTAAATGCAATGGCAGTATTGACATTGAATTCTGTTTTGATTGTGTCAAATGCCTCTGTTGTTTTTGCAGCACCATCTTGATCATAGTCTTTAATAGCAACTGGTGTGGCTGTATATCTTTGTTGTCTAGGTGCAGTTTTGATAGATGAAGTGTCGCTATAGTAATCTGCCTGTACCTGTTTAATAAGTCCAGAAGTTCCCTCACTACTATTATTGATTGGGCCAAATAGATATGTTTTACATGTGAAGTTCAGAGTGTATATCAATGCTCTTCTGGTAAGAAAATCATCTTCATAATTATCTTCCATCTGGATTCCCTCCAGAGTAATTGGCATATCCCTTTTTTCTCCAATAATATCTACAAGATCTATCGTTAGATTAAATGCTGGTTGAAAATATGGTAGTATCTGTTCTAATATTTGTATCGCATCTTCGTTCAACTTAGATAGAATACTAAGTTGCATATTAATATTGTAAGGCACAGGCATAAAAGCCTTGACCATCTTATTTGTTTTTTTGTTAACAGACTTAAATGTCTGCATTGTGGAGACTTTTCTAGTTGCATCATAATTCATACCCATGACTTCAAAAGACATTCTAGGTAAAGTTAATGTAGTGCCTACACCATCCTGATAATCTCTACCCTGTTCTACTCTCGCTAAGAACTTCTGTTGTGGGCCATAAGATATGGGAACTTTGATAACACTTACTGTCTTACCGCCACTGGTATGTTGAATCTCAATGTTATTAAACAAGGTTCCGAAAGACACGATTGTCTTACGAATGATCTCATGATAGAAATGATTTGTTAACATAATATTACCACCTTATGAAACTATTTAGAATTCCCCAAAAGGATTTCTTTCTGAGAAGTCTAATATTGACGTTGCTTCTGTTTCAAAAGTATCGTTTTGAGCAAACTCTCGATCTCCGTCTACGTCAGATTCAATACTTAGAACTCTGTAACTAGATGCAGCACCAACAACAACCTCTCCCACTGCAAAGTCTCCACTAGGAACTGATACTTGAAGGATATTATTGACAGTATCCCATGAAGCCACATATGCCTCAGTGCCACTATTTAAACCTCTTACTAATTCATCTCTTTCATATTCACCGAAGGAATTTGATGTTACAGAACCAATAGCAACATACGCTGGTGTGATAGTATAACCAGCACCAGCGTTACTATATCTAATTTGGGTTACAGTGCCTGATGTACTTACCACTGCTTCTGCCTGTGCGTTCTGTAGTAAAGGTATAGTTTCATTGGACTGTTGTATGTACACAGAAGTAATGCCAACTGTAGGTGTAAATGTATATCCTCTACCACCAGTCGTAATTCCTATGGGGCCTAAGACTGCTTCAGATATTACAGCAGTAGCGATTGCGGTTGATACTGGAGAACCACCAGTAAACACCACTTGTGGAGGCGTTGTATATCCTGTGCCTGGATTGATTAGTAATATTCTATCAACAGATTGATTTGGAATACCAGACCTAGTTGTCATAATTGCAACAGCAGTTGCCTGAGATCCAATAGCAGGTTCTTCTATTGTCATAATAGGAACTGAGGTATATCCCCATCCCTCATATGCTATTGATAAAGCAGATACTGAATTGGAAGTAACTGTAACATCAATTATGGGTTGTTCGTTATCTAACTTACGGATAAACTGTGCAGTGGTTGATGTTTGTACATCAGTCTCTTGTTGAGTTTCTGATGTTGGAACTTGTTCTGCACTGGCAGTTCTTGTAGAATTATCACCAGTTAAGTTGATAGTTAGGTGATCTAAGAATCCTTCAAATGATGCAGTCTGACTAGGAATAAATCCAGCACCAGCAGTGTCAGCACCTAATTTGAGAGAATCGCCTACAAAGAACATGATTGGGTTTGCTGTATTCAAACTGTTACTTACAGTTCCATTTACAGATATGGTTGCATCAGTGTTATATTGTTCCACTCTGATGAAGTTCCAAGCATTTAGATTGAGTTGTGTAGTGTTTTCAATAGATCCAGAACCAGAAGCAAACACTATGTTTCCTGTCTCTCTGTAATATATCTTGAATCTATCAGTCCACATGACTGTTCCGCCATTGACTGCTGGATCAAACTTAGTAGGATACAACCAGAAACTTAATGATAATCTGCCATTACCACTATCTCTAGAATCAACATTGGTTGTAAAATGGAAGTTAGCACCAATTACATCTGATATGGCAGTGTGATGTAGTGAGTTGTTTCCAAACTTGATTTGAGATGATGTAGTTTTATTTGGTGGTGTAAAACTGATTGAAGGCACAGATAGGTAATTAGATCCAGCATTTGTTAGAGTTACACTATCAATACCACCCTCTGCAATAGTTACAGTACCAGTTGCTCGATTACCTTGATCTGGTTTAAAGATTGTTACAGTCGGAACTCCTCTATAATTACCTCCATCAAACATAGGCACACGTTGTACTGACTTTACTCCAGCAAATGTAGATGCAAGAGATACATATGCCACTGCATTTTGAGATGTATCTTTCTCCATCTGTAAGGTAACAACTTGCCCACTAGTTGATCCTACGATATCATCTACCTCTACACCTTCCTTATCAGTCAATCCATCAGGTAGATCAATAACCTCATCTTCAGGCTCAAAGATCTCACATCTAAACTCATACATGAATAGGTCATTGAGTTGGTAGAATGGTACTTTTCTTTCAATATATTTGATTTCAAATAAGGCATTATCCAAAGGCAAGTAAATCAAGTCACCTTCATTTGGAGTCTGAGCATTCAACCTATCCTCCTCTGGATATAATTTTAGAAATGGAGTTATGAAGTCGTCATATCTTTCTTTAGAAACAATTAGAGTGACCTCATCTTGAGCTCTGACACCAAACTTAGACAGTACATCAGAAGGAGTTCCAAATCCATCTACATTTCCAAGATAAGCTTCTAATCTAAAACTATCATCAAATTTAGACGCAGTTATTTCCCTGATAACAGTATTCCTGTTAACAATTTTTCTAGGCAAATAAAGGATATCTTGACCGAACAACGTTAAGTGTTCGTTCACCAAGTCTTGAACTAGTCTTTGTTCACTTGGAGATCCATTTAAAAAGAAGGGTGATAAAGGCATTATCCAACAAAGTCTAGTGGTGGCATTGCATATTCTTGCATTAACTTCTCATCGAGTTTTTCTAACTCCATGACAGCATCATCATATATCTGTCTACCATTAAGTTCTAATCCGCCAGGCAATTTCACACCAGTAAATTTAATGAGATTCTGTCCCCATTGTTTTTTTATTAAAGATGTGGTATACTGTTTAAGCCAGTGATCATTATAAACAGCGTTCTCGCTTTGAGGATCAACAATTCTGAAACAGTCTATGATTATAAAGTGATCATTAGTAAGTTCATTTATGTTAATATCCATGTATAGTCTACTATTCTTCTTATTAAATCTTATCTGAACATCAGGATTAAGCATGTAATCCAGAGTTTCTAAGTATGATTTTACCATACCGTAGTTGAGTAAATCAATTGCCCCGTAGTAGTATAAATCATTAAGGAAGATCTGATACTTAAGATTGAACATACCAGCCGATATGGTTGATGAGTCCATTTTAAATATTTTGTTAACTCCTATAATACTATCTGGTAAAGGTAAATACTTTGCAGTTTCTGTATAGTCTACTGAAGAAAGACCCCCTGCTGTACTAGTACCAGTGGTAGTCGCCATAGTTCCTTTCATGGCTTCTTTCTCTGCTTCAGTAAATTTATGTTTTAAGAATACTCTATCGATTCCCTCACCATGTCTTTCATGAAACAATTGAATGGCATCGTCAATGAGATCATCAATTTGATCATCATCCACATTGATTTCTAGAACGGGCTTTCCGAGTTTCCTGAGAGCATATTCTTTTAAATCATCTTTACTACTAGGTTTTGCCATTCCCTTTACACATAAGTCTCCGAAGTATTTAGTTATATGAAAAAGTATTTTATTAATGAAGAAGAAACCTTTGCAATCAGTGATGAGTTGGGAGCAAGAGTAGAACTCATGGGATGGCAAGAATTTCCTATAGTTTATATTGATAATTTTTACAAGAATCCAGATAAGGTAAGGAATCTTGCACTCAGATGCCCAGGCACAAACAATCCTAGAATATGTGGAGGAGTGCCTGGAGTTAGGGTGGATATGAATATGAATCTAGATCATATGCATGATGTATGGAAGCAAATTGCAAAGAATGTATATGCATTATCAATGAAAGAAGATCCTCAATTTGATCAGGCATGTCTACAAGTTCCATTCTCCGTCAACGTAACTCAATCAAAAGACAGAGTTAGGATTCCTCATGTAGATGTACCACCAGAAACTAATGGTAGAGGATGGGCTGGACTGATATATCTTAATAAACCTAAAGAATGTAAAGGTGGCACTGGATTTTATACATATAAAGGGCAACAAGTTAATCCTAGACAGGAAGGAATTTGGGATAATGAATTTGTTGATGATAGTGTAGGGCCATGGGACTTAATACACTTAGCAGAAATGAAATATAATAGAATGATTATGTACCCTGACAATATTCTTCATGGTGCATATGACAAGCCAGGATACTTTGAAGATGATCTTTACAGATTAGTTCAGACATTCTTCATACCTCTACATTTTTTCTAATGATTATTCTTACAGGTTATAAAGGTTTTATAGGTCAAGCATTTGAAAAGAAACTAGATCCAGAAAATCTTTACAAAGTTGAACAAAGTGGTGCTTTTGATTTCTTAAATCAATATGATAAGTGGGATGAGGTGGAGATGATTCTACATCAAGGAGCTATATCGAGCACAACAGAAACAGATGTAAATAAAATTCACAAGTATAACGTGGAGTTCTCTATTGCACTGTTTGAGAAAGCAATAGAATATTCCATCCCAGTCAAATATGCCTCATCTGCATCTGTGTATGGTAAGATTCATAGTGACTTTGGATATTTAAAGAAGACTATCAATCCACTAAACTTCTATGCACTATCAAAAGCAACTGTAGATTACTGGGTATTGGATAATATGGATAGGTTTGAACAAGTGCAAGGATTTAGATACTTTAATGTATATGGAGAAGGCGAAGAACATAAAGGAGATCAAGCAAGTCCAATTAGTAAGTTCACTAAACAAGCTAAAGAAACTAAGGTAATTAAAATATTTGAAGACTCTGAATATGCCTTTAGAGATTTTGTTTGTGTGGATGATGTAGTAGATGTCGTCCTAGATAATACGGCAGGGAGCGGCATCTATGATGTTGGGACTGGCAATCCTATCTCATTTCTTGAGAT